ACATATCGTTTAGCGTGACTGTGTTCTCTGGCCCCACCATCAGCGGCTTGACCTCTGGCGCTGGGGGCTTGTCAGCGACTTCAGACCATGATACCGCAACCATACGGAAAGCGTCACTAGGGTGTGATGTCCAATCGTGGCGCGGTGACTGACGATAGGCTTTCTTGTCCTCGTCGTATTCGCGTTGATACTGGCGTAGCGCCTCAATGCCATCGCTGCACTTGGTTGCGTCAAACCACACACGCGGCAGCATCATGCGAACGGCTTGTATGCCCGACTGCACACCGATGTCGGGGACAACAGCAAGTTTGGCGATGTCCAGTTGCGCCGCCAGTTGCTCAATGATGCTCTTGCCGGTTTGTAGGCTCTTGGCCCGAGCGTCGTGCGGTAGGTAGTGCTTGGCATAACGGTACGGCTTGTTGCGTACTACATCGGCAATCGTGTGGATGTCCTCGCCCGAGACGGCGTAGAAGTCTATGACGCGCAGTTCCCCACGGGCGACCTGATAGAACCAGATGGCGGTGTCGTCGCGGTAGCCCAAGTCCCATGCGGTGTACGTCGGCAGATTCGGGTCGTACGGCACGTTGGTGATACGGCCTTGGTCTTGCGCCTCTCGCATTTCCTTGCCGAAAAAAGCACCGAGAATCGCAGCCTCAAAGCTGCACTCGTACTCCTGTAGGTACTGATCCTCGGCCAACTGCGCTCTGGCGGCGGCTAGCTCGGTCGCCGGGAGAATCCCGCTGGTTGAGGCGGGCAGGCGCAACAGGAACCACTCGCTAGGGATACGAGTGGCGGTTTCGTAAATGTCCCAAAACTGATTACGCCCCTTCGGAGTGCCCCCGAAAACGCACCATCCGGTTTTGTCGCTCAAACTCGGCCTCAAGACGTTCCCAAATACGCTAGGCCGAAAGTCGCCGTATTCGTCTAAATACAGGCCGTCAAAGCCTAGGCCGCGCATCGCGTCAGCGTTGTCAGCGCCGAACAATCTAATCTGACTGCCGTTGAACAACGTGATCGTCAATTCTTGTTCATTCTTGCTTTCGGTGACGGGAGCGGCGAATTCCAGAAAATATTGCCATGCAACGGCCTTGGCCTGCGATCTGTACGGCGCTACATAACCGAACAAACCACGCTGCCCTTGATATGTTACGGCTGCCCGAATGATGTCGTTGACGGCAGCGACTGTTTTACCTGCGCGACGATGAGCGACAAGGCAAGCCCACCGTTGCGTTCGGTTATGGAACGGCATGAACGCCTTGCGAGGGCGATAGGGGATAACTACTCGGGAGCCATCCATGTCACTTCTACCTTGATCTTGTCGCCGTTGTTGCCCGTGTGTTCGTGTCGGGCGAGCTTCGGCACATGGTATTCAATGACATCCATCATGCAGCGCCATGCGGCTTCTGCGCCTTTCGTCTCGTAGATTTCATCAAGCCAGATGTTAAGACGATGAGCATTGCCGTCTACGAGACGGGCTATTGCTTCCCGAGCCTCTGCGGTTGCCTTGTTGGGCGATCCTTTAGGTCTTGGCATAGGGCTTATTTATGCACAAATGAAACAATAGTTAAAGAGTCAGCGTCGGTATATGAATTCTTGCTCGGGAACATCAAACGATTGCCACGGCGGGGTTTGTCGGCGTTCTACTGGGGTCATGTTCATGCGTTGCTGGACAGCCCTTGACTCTGCCTCCCCTGCAAGGCGTTGATACAAATCAAAATCTGATTTTGCGCCCAATTCTCGGTATTTTTCCTGCACTTTCGCTGCTTTTACTGCGGCGTCCTGCGTTTCATTAAACACTTTGTTTGTTTTTCGCATTAACGACTTGGCTTTTTTCGGATCAACGGCGCCCTCAATGCCGCGCATTGCTGGTTCCTTGTTGTTGATCATTTCTTGCATGACCTTAACCGCTTGTTGCAGCCAACGATCTCGCTCTGGGCCTTTCTTTTTTGGCATCTGCCACCCAATCCCACGATGACCCAATTCTTCTGCCACTTTTGTGCCGTACTGATACCAATCCGACATATTGAAAACATCACGCGGGCGAATGTTTGGTTTCGTTTGCAACTCTTTCAGTTTTTGCGCGTATTGAGCGCGGGAAGCCATGCTTGATTGCGCTGCTGCCTGTGAACGCTTTACAAGTGCATTCTGGAACGGTTGCATTTCTTCACTGAATTGCTCATCCAGAATTTTTCTTGCCATTGCGGTGTTGCCGCCTCTAGCAAATCCCTCTTGTTCTTGCACGGCGTGTTGCAACTCATGTAGTAAAACGTCTTTGCCGCGTTCTAATTGATAACCAATATCGTCCCTGATCTTTATTGTTCCTTCTGGAGTGTACGATCCCTCCACCCCGAGCCCAAGCTCTGCTGGGCCTGCCATTCTCACCTGTTTTTGAACAATGCCGGGATATGCTTTTTTCAGTTCTTCATGCGATAAAACCGATCCAACATTCGTGGAGAAAGATTCTCGGCGCGGCGCAAATTTTTCAACTGCGCTCAATCTAGATTGAATTTCGTCTGTTGTCTGGTTCTTGGCTATGTCAACAGCGCCAGCTTTAGGATTTCTTCCAAAAGTATCAGCAAACCATTTTTCCGCGCTTTGCGTTATTTTTTCTAATTCTTGCCGGGTGTTAGCTTCGCCAATGCCTAGCGAGGTTAAGCGATTTCTGATGTAAAACGCGTCATCAAATTGATCTGCTTGGTTTTTTGCTTTTTCTGCTGCTTGAGCAAATGCGGAACCGGGCCGATACTCTGCGCTCAAATCACTAATTTCTTGCTTCCAATCGCCACCAATACGACCTGTGCCGGTTTCGCGCCAAATAGTGTCGCGGTCAACGCCCGCCTTCTCCATTTCTATTGCGCGTTGTTCGGCAGTTGGGTCATAGGTTTTGGCTGATTTGCCGATAAATATGTCGCGTTTACCAACACCGCCAGCGCCACGGGTCGGGCTAACCATTTCGCCAATGACCTCGCCTGCGCCCAACGGGCCGCTGGTGGCTTTCTGGGCGGTATAGCGCAGAGCGTCAGCGACGACCGAGGGATCGCGGATAACGGCTTTACCTGTTTCGTAGACGCCTTTAGCGGTGCCTACGGGGTCGGTGATGATGCCCTTAACGCCCTCTAATCCAGTCGTCACCCCTCTGCCTAACCCGATAGAGAGGTTTTCTAGGTTGGTGCGAAAGTCTGCCCGAGGGGCGGGTTGGGCGGGGGTCGTGACTAACCCCGGCACCGATTCCATCATTCTGCGGCGGCGTTCTTCCTCGTAGGCGAGTGCGGCAGCAAGGCGGCTGCGGTCGGCGGCCATTTACTTGAAACGCTCCAGCTTGTACGAAAGGGAGGCGATCTCGCCCACAATTTCGTCAATGATGTTCTGCAAGTCGGTGTCTTTGGGCAGGTCGGTGCGGATGCCCTTTACGAACGTCAGCAGGCTGTCGGCGTAGGCAGCAGCGTCTTTCTGTACCTTAAACCCGTCCGGGTAGTCATCCAGCGGGATGATGCCGTGATGCCCCTGATACGCCTCGGCGTACTTGTCAGCCAAGTCCACGATGTTCTCGTAGTAGTGACCGAGTGCTTTATGAGCGGCGTAGCTCGCGGTGTTGAGGTGCAGATAATGAGCCGCTGTGCTGCTATGGAGCAGTACACCTACGAACTCGGCGGCGTCTTTATGGCTCATTGCGGCGTTAGCCTCAAGTTGGGCAGGATGATTGCAGTCGTAGCATCTCCCATCGCAAAACGCTCTGTCAACTGTCGTTCTGGCGGGTATACGAGGATGCGATTTGACAGGTTTATCTGCATCGCATTCCAGACGCCTTTCTCTATGCCCTCAAAGTCATCAAGGGTAATGATCGTGTCGGCGTGGAACAGGCGCTCAAGGTGTGTTTTATCGTCAGGCTGTAGCCGACCGTCTATGTGTAGGTGGTCTATTTGCCCATCCAGTTTGGCAAGCATTTCGGTGCTGCTGCTGTGGTACTGCGTGACGTTGGCGTAGATCGGGAGCTTGAAGTTGTGTGTCATATCGCACGTATGCACCTCGGTATCGCCCCGAGCCAGCACGAACGTGGACTTGCCAATGTAAGTGCCGATTTCCACCACGCGTTTCGGTTTGAAGTAGCGTTTAACTGCCCACAGGGCAATTAGGCTGGCGTTATTGGTGGAACCTGTCTGTTTAGCGGGGTCTAGCGCCTCAAGGTCGTCAAGGCGTTGCCACGGCAGGTCATCCAATCCGTCAAAAAGCGTATCCCAGATCGCTCTAGACAGTCGCTTACGATTTAAGTTCAGCATATATTCTCCCAATGCGCTTTGTATTTTTCCACGTTGGCGACGATCTCGCCCTGCCGACCAAGATGGTTGCCAGTATTCATGCCCATAACCCCGGTGCCGAGGTGATCCAAGTCACCGACGGCATGACGCCTACCGTCCCCGGTGTCACTTGGTCGCATATCACCGAAATTGACCGCCAGTACCTCATGCTCGGTCGCACAGGGGCGTGGGCAGATTTGGGGCTAGATAGCCCTGCCCTATACCTTGACACCGACATGATCGTAAACGCCCCCATAGACGTTGTGGGAGCGTTAGGCGAGGGGTCTGTGGCGATGTGTCGGCGGTCATACAACCGGGATGCCATCTTTAACATCAAACAGCGTGGCTTGGACTTTTCGGAGTACGCAGGCAAGACGCTGGATGAGCTTTATCCGTGGGTAGGGTGCTGCACCATTACCCGTGACGCCTCGGTGTGGGCTGACCTGACCGAGTTGTACTACGCCCTTCCCGAAAAATTCTGGCGTTGGTATGGCGATCAGGAAGTGCTGCGCGAATACGCCAAGCGTCACGCGGTCGTAGAACTTCCAGAGGCGATTTGGGCGGGGCTGCCCGAATTTGGTGGTCGCCCGCTGATTACCCACTACAAGGGTCAACGCAAAGCCCTCATCTTGAATGCTCCGGGCGTATAGCCTCGGCGTAACGCTCGTATAGGTCTTTTACGGCTTGTTCGGGGTCACGGGCAACGTAATACTCGCCCCTCGGCTCAAACGTCTGTCGGAACGCCTCCTGCGCCTCCCGCAGCTTGCCCTTGGGCATCTTGATTTCCACCCAGCATACCCATGAAGTGCCATCAGGTAGGTCACGCAGCACCAGTTTGTCGGGAATGCCTTGCCCTGCATTGCCGTAATCTACGACCGTAAACCCGGCTTTGCGTAGCGCCTCGGTGATGATGGCGTCATTCCCGTCACGGCGGGCGGCGTGTCTCATCGGACTTTTAGCACCAGCATTTGTGGGAAATAATTCATTTCGCAAAAAATCCCATTTTTGCTGTCAATCACCCGCGTGATTTCGTCAAACAAGCCCGTTATCAGCCTACGGTCGTTTGGCAGGGTGCTGTTGAAGTTCCTGCGGAACCGAGCCGCGTAGCCCTCGTCATAGGTGCAGGCCAAGTCCTCAATGACGTAATAACCGCCCGAGCGCACCCATGTCTGGCAATGCACCAGCGTTTCTACGATGTCCTCGGCCATGTGGCTGCCGTCGTCCACAAACAGGTCTAGGGACTTGGCAGGCATTTCGTACTGGCGCGGGTCGGTGATCTGAATACGCACGTTGTCCAAGTCTTTGCAGAGGTTCGCGCACTCGGGGCGTATGTCAAAACCCCATATCACCGACGTAGGGCAGTAATTAGCCCACATCCGCAACGAGGCACCACACGCCACGCCTACCTCGGCAATCTGCAACGGAAAGCGTTTGTGCGGGGCTAGTTCAGCAATCAGCTTTTCGTAGACTTTGGTGTAGCCGTGTTTGATGTTGCCTTTGTCGCTGCCGTACAAGTCGGCAAGGCCAGTAAGCGATAACTCTGCAAGGTCAACTTCACCCGTTTGCGGCGTGTATTCCTCCGGCGTGACCGTATCAAGGTAACGGCGTACCCCTCCTCGTTCCTTGCCTCGTTGATCGCTCTGCCCAACCATATTTGCCACCATATTTGATTACCCTTGACTCGGTTTAACGGGGGAATTTGCACGTTTTAACTTCTCCACAGCCTTCTCGCCCCAAAGCTGACGTATCAGGCCAATAACATCCCTATCCGACAGCACAGCAGCAGGGCCAGCCTCGCGCACTAATTCAGCCACCCTGTCACGGTTTACCTCTATGCCTCTGGCTAACTGTGCGTCGTAGAAGCGTAGTCGGTTCAGCGGAGATTGTCGTACCAAGTCATTCCACGTTGCTGCGTTGGAGTGCAACTGGTGTTCTAGGTTGTGACTGGGTTTGGCCTTTTCAGTATTTACAGTCGGAGAGTAAATGTATTCATCACCCATGTTATTACCTATCTATGGTTTAAGACTATATGACTGATGGTGAACTCTGCACGGTTAAGACGGATTACGCCTAACGTGGATCGTGCAGAGATTAGATGACTGACGGAGCCACCCTGCTGTCGGCTACTTTTCACCGGATTGCTCCGGTTGCCATTTGCGCTTCCCGACGATACGCCGCGCACCTACAGGCTGGCTGCCCCGGTGTAGGTTTAAGGTCACTCTGCGCGTGGTTTCCCCGACCAGAGTTCCCGAGTAGTTCGGCGTGGTGGGGTGGTTGACAGAACTAGAACAGCCCGTCAGACTTCCTTCCACGCTTAACCTGCAACCCGAGCGTATAGGTAGCCAGCCTACCGCGTCAACCCCCTTAATCGGGGGTTTGTCGTTTCTGGCTTCTGTAACGGCGTCAGAGACAATCCTAATAACCGCTTGCCATTCCCTCGCCTTACGTCTTGCGGCTCTTGCAGAGGCTCTACGGCGTTCTAAGTTGGCGTAGTAGTACGCACGGTGGTAGGCGGTACGGCTCATAGTTTGCTGACCTGTTTGATGCGTTTACCGATCCACGCCATGACAGGCACAGCCATGCTATTGCCCAACGCCTTGTACCGTGGGCCGTCTGGACTTTCGGGTGATTTACGCCATGGGATATTGGTATAGCCATCGGGGAAGCCTTGCAGCCGCTCGCACTCTACAGGCGTGAGGCGGCGCACTTGCATAGCGGTTTGTGCAACATACGTTGTGCTTTCGTGTTTATCTGCTTTAGACGCGCCAGAACGCAAGCAATGTGCAACTGAATCAGATTCCGCTACGCCAAACGCCACGGGTTGGGCGACCACATTTTGCCCACGATCTGCACAAGGACTGCTGTCGTGTCGTGCGGTCAAACTTCCAGCAATGCTGCCGAATTGGGTAATCGGCTGTGCAACAGCGTGGATGTCAGTCTTTGTTAGCGTAAACATTGCGCCCGTTGCATCAGCACCTAAACCGTTTGGGCCTGAATGTTCGTCTCTGCCGATCACCGTTGCTTGAATAGCAAATGTGTCCGATTCAAAGTCATACCGCTGCCCTGCTCCTGCCGTCAGCGTTTTGGCGATCAGCGTTTCGCTGCCGCCGCCAAGGTCGCCGCCATTGGCTCGCAATGTACCTACGCCCTCTCGGTACTCGGCAAGGCTTGAGGTGGTGAAAGCGCGTGATACAGGCACCATCTTGGCAGAGTTATGGTTCATTCCGTCTGTGCCGGGGTCTTTGTAGTCTCTTGCGTTAAGTGGGCCACAGAGTTCAACGCCTCCGCGAGTGCTAGAGGCAGTTCCTTGCCGCGCTTCTCGGCTCGGCGCAGGATGCCCCTGCAAGCTGTGGGACTCAAAAAGAACCGCTGCGGCACGTTGCCAACTTCTAGCGTTTGCGACAACGAACACACGGCGGCGTCGCTGGGCCACTCCGAAATATTGAGCGTCCAGAACCCGGTAGGCGAACCCATACCCGAGTTCTGCCAACATTCCGAGGAAGGTTCCAAAATCCCGTCCTCCGTTAGACGACAAGACACCGGGGACGTTCTCCCATACCAACCACTCGGGCCTATATCTGCGAGCAATTGCGCCGTAGGTGAGCATGAGATTGCCACGCGGGTCAGCCAATCCTTTTCGCAATCCTGCGACGCTGAAAGACTGGCAGGGGGTTCCTCCCACAAGAAGGTTGATTGGTTCATCAGGCCATTCCTCGTATTTGGTCATGTCGCCGTAGTTCGGCACGGCGGGGTAATGATGTTTCAGCACGGCGCACGGGAACGGCTCTATTTCGCTATACCAAGCCGCCTCCCACCCTAGGGGATGCCATGCCACCGTAGCCGCTTCAATGCCGCTACAGACGCTGCCATACCTCACGGCTTGGCAACCTTGCCAGCTTGTAACTGCCAAAGACGAGCATCTGGCACTTTGCCCGCCTTAACCCATTGCTGTACCGCCGCCCGAGTAACCCCAAAAGCCTTGGCAACAGCGTACTGGGAGCCGTATTTCTTGATGAGTTGCTGTGGTTTCATAATTTGTAGGATAGGGGGCTTGACATTGCCGTGTCAAGGAAACTATCCTATCAACCGTTGACAAACACAACACAGGAGCAACAGAAATGTTCAAGGATAAGTATTCAGCCCTCGGCACCTTCTACGCCCTTGGCAACAAGTTTGAAGTTGACGTTGAGTATTCGCAGGACATGGACAACAGCGTGTTCGTAGAAAGCGCCACCCTTGTCGGCATCTACTTGGACAACGACAAACACGCTTCCTCGCTCAACCACAACATCAAGTTAGACCTAACCGACCTGTCAGCCGACGACGAGTTTGAGTTGACCGAGATTGCCACCCTTGATGCGCTCCGCAACGGGGGTTTGGAATGAAAAGTCCTTGGCCGCAATTTATAGCCATTGTCATTTTGTTCCTGATTGCTGCCGCCTGCGATCCCTGCGGGGACGGCGGTTGCACCGCAGCCGAGGAGCGAGCTTCCCATGCACGATGACGACATGACTTGGTGGCATCACCAAGACGAATTGATGCAGCAGTTGGAAGAACAAGAACGCATTGAAGCCTGTAACCGGGCATTGGATGAACTGAAAGGAGAAGAAGATGCAGAGTGAAACCATCGGCGCATTGGCCGCCGCGTTATCCAAGGCGCAAGCCGACATTACGGGGGCGCTGAAAGACAGCAGCAACCCGTTCTTTAAGTCCAAGTACGCCGATCTAGCGTCGTGTTGGGATGCTTGCCGCAAACAGTTAGCCGCTAACAACCTTGCGGTAATCCAAACTATTTATGTGCATTGGGAAAGCGGCCAAACCATGTTGGCAACCACGTTGGTTCATAGCAGCGGCGAATGGATACGCAGCGATCTGCCGGTGCTTGCAAAAGACTTAAGCCCACAAGCGCAGGGATCAGGCATTACTTACGCCCGTCGCTACGCCCTCGCAGCGATTGTGGGGCTTGCCCAGATTGACGATGACGCGGAAGCTGCACAGGGGCGGTTCACTAACGACCCGCGTGGCGATCTGGGTAAGAAGTTTGACCAGAGCAAGCGTGACTCGTTCGTGCAGCAGTTCCGTAACGCGTTTGACCTAGACGCCGAGGAAAAAGATATAGCCCTTGCCGTTTTGGCGGTACATGAGGCGCTGAACCCAGACCATGACCTCTACATTGCCGTTGCAGATGTGTTGACGGCAAAGGAGCGGTCAGCAATCAAGAAGTACATCCAAATGGCAAAGGAGCAGAACCGTGCCTGATGAAAAAGAAATGCCAATTTTGTTAACAATTAAAGATTTAGAAGCAACTTTCCCGTTTAAAAAAAGTTGGGTTTACGACTCTATTGCAAAGGGAAATTTTCCTGAACCAATAAAGTTGAGCTACAACAAAAGCGTATGGCACCGAAAAGACATTCTTAATTGGCTTGAAAGAAAGAGGAAAAACCGTGGATAAGTTTGACCCGAATATGCGTGGCGTCCTGTTCAAGAACGACAAGGGCGAGAACGCCAAACGTCCTGACTTTCGTGGGTCTTGCGTGATCAACAACGTGGATTTCAACGTGTCGGGCTGGAAGAAAACGAGCCAGAAAACGGGTGATACCTACTTGTCGCTCAAGTTTGAGGCGAAGGGCGAAGGCAAGCTGTCGCGTTCTGGCGAACCGCAGCGCCAGCCGACCAAGCAGCCGCAGATAACCGAAAAGAACTGGGACGACCTTGATACACCCTTCTGACTTTGAGGCACGGTTTAGGGCTAGTCGCCCGGCAGAGATTGTCGTGGCGACTTACCTATTGAACCTCGGGCATACGGTGACGTTGCCCAAACGTCGTATGGCGAAAGACTTTGCTGACCGCAAAGAGTTTGCCGATAAGGGCGACGTATATGCCTCGGGTAAACGGATAGAGGTGAAACACATTAAGCATGATTTCCAGTACGAGGCGTGGCCGTTTGAGACAGCCGCTATCTGTGCCAAGAAGTCGTTTGATGCTGCCGATCCTCGCCCCGATTACTACTACATCGTCAACGCGAGCCTAACCGTGGCGGCGCTGGTGGATGTGCGAACCACGTTCCCTGATTGGTTGGTGCGGAAAATCACCGACAAGGAGCGTGGATACGACTACGACGTTTACGCCGTTGCGCCCGAATATCTAGCGTGGCGGTACATAGACTTTGAGGAACGATTATGACGGAACTCCCCATCTTCATCGGCTACGACAGCCGTGAGGACATTGCGTATCGGGTAGCGCGGCGATCCATTGAGCGCCATGCGCGAAACCCCATCTACATCCAGCCGATTGACCAAGCGTATATGCGCTCGGTCGGGCTGTATTGGCGGCCTGATGATCCGCTTTCGTCAACGCAGTTTAGTTTTACCCGGTTTCTTGTCCCCTACCTTTGTGAGTACAAGGGTTGGGCGGTGTTTCTGGATTGCGACTTCCTTGTGCGTCATGATTTGACGCAGATATGGCGCTATGTTGATAAAGCGAAAGCGGTCTTTTGCGTACACCACGACTACAAGCCTACCGAAACGGTCAAAATGGATGGCAAGGCGCAGCATCCCTACGCTCGCAAGAACTGGTCGTCGTTTATGTTCATCAACTGCGAGCATGAGGCAACGCAACGCCTCACGCCAGAGTTGGTGAACAGCGAGACGGGGATGTACCTGCATCAGTTTAAGTGGTGCGCTGACGATCAAATTGGCGAGCTACCCATGACCTTTAACTACCTTGAAGGCTGGCACACCAAGGCTAACGAACCTGACCCGGTGTGCGTACACATGACCCGTGGCGGGCCGTGGTTTCCGGGGTATCAAGATGTTGAGTACGCCGAGGAGTGGAAAGCGTATACATGAAACGCATTTTCCCCAAAGGCACTACACCCGAGCAGATGGCGGCTGCCGTTATCCGCATGACGCAAGGGCTAGACCCGAGCAAGGTGTGGGCGGTAGAGGTGGCCGAGTGGAAGAAGCCCAAAACCTCACAGCAGCTGGCCTACCTCTGGGGCGTGGTTTACCCAATGATCATGGAGGCGGGTGGAGAGGCGTTACAGGGCTGGACACGCGATGACCTGCATGAGTATTTCCTTGGTGAGATATTCGGCTGGGAAACGCTCACAGGGCTTGGCAAGAAGCGTCTGCGACCACTCAAGCGCACCTCACGCATGACTAAACAAGAATTCACCGAATACTTACACGGCATTGAGAACAGGCTGATAGAGCTTGGCATCGGGCCGTTACCGGAGCCGATCTATGCTGCGTAAAGAAGCCCGAGGGCGTGGATGCACGGTGCGTATACCGGGCGTCTGTAACTTCAACTCCGAAACGGTCGTGCTTGCACATCTGCGCGTAGCAGGGGTGTCAGGCATGGGACTAAAGTCACCCGATCTGCTCGGTGCGTGGTGCTGTTCTAGCTGCCACGACGAGGTAGACGGCAGGACGCACAAAAGCGGACTGTCACGCGACGAGTTACGCCTAGCGCTATACGACGGCATGGCTCGCACCATCATGCAGTTGCACAAAGAGGGGTTGGTATGAACTTCTGGGCTGACACGCCTTATCTCACCGCGTACGTGCGTAACGAGTTCCTGCACGACCATGAGAAGGGCAAAGGTGAATTCACGCTATGTACGGTCTTTGGATTTCGTAGTGAAGTAATGCGCGCCCCCATGTTCCAAATCATGTTGGAGTCAGGCGCACAATGGGCGCGTATCCCGATTCACGCGCTGTGCAGTAAACCCTGCCCGGAAATGGCGTTACAACTGACTGTGTGGTGGGATAGCTTTAGCCGCAACTGTCAGGTCAAGGAGGTGCAGTTCCTACGTAACCACCGCGTCAAGGCGATAGGGCGTGACGGGGTGCAGCGCCCCGGCACATACTTGATGACCGTATTCTGGTGTGATGGCGGTTGGAGCGAGGTGCCTGACCAGAGCAAAGACCACCACATCATCGCTTTAGACTCGGGGCAATGGATTGCCTACCCTAACAATCGGTTGTTGTGGGTTGACCCGAGTTGGATCGGAGGGGAAGTGCCGAGGGATTGGCGCTCCCCCTCTGATAACTACAGCGTGGAGGCACTACCGTGAAACGGCTTATAAGGGCTTTATGGCGGTTCTGGCAGCAACGTAGCGCCGAGGCTAACCGAGAGTGGTCAAGCGTCCCTAATCCCGAGTGGCGGGCATCCAGAGGCGGAAGGGATTACTTTTGATAGATAACGAATCCCCACCGGGGGCGTGGCGCGACGAGATGGCGCGAATGCCGTGGAAGTTTAGCCAGCAGGTCAAGGTTGAGCAGGCGCTGGCGGCGGTACGGCAGGCAGGGTTGGCCGTAGAGGCGACGATCTTGGCGCTGGAAATCAAGACAATCCAAGATGAGCTAAAAACATTGCGCGCTCGTCCTGACGGCGCTTAACCAGACCCGGCAATACGCGCCCTGCCGCCTTTGTCCACATCAGGAAGGCGTCAGCAGCGCCCTCTATGTCCCCTCGGTTGTAGCGCATCCGTATGCTGCTGCGCTGGAGGTTCCCAAGGCCGACGTTAAAGGCAAAACTCACCAGAGCATCAAATTGCCCTTGGCTATTAACAGCAGCAGGGCAAAGTCGGGCCACGCCGCGCTCAAACCGGCCAAGGTTTTGAGCAAGGATAGCGTCCACCTCTCCCATCGTGAGGCTGCGATCCCAGCCATCGGGTATCGGTAGGTTCTTCCGATCCTCATACTTCACCGCCGCGTGTGAGGGGTCAATAACGTGTCCGACTCCGACCGTCCATAGCAGAGCCGGACACCGATAAGGGCGCATCCTTACGCCCTCATGATGTTTTACGAGCTTTATTAGCTCGGGACTGACCTTCATTTCTGGCTAAAGGCGCGACCACCAAAATGAAAGGCAATGATGCTGGCAAGAATTGCCATTTCATCCTCGGAAAACACGTTTTCCAGCGCAATCGCAAACGGTACGCTTTGGTTCCATGCGTACCACATTCCAGCGATGTTGATGATGACTAGCTCTAGCACAAAGATGTAGGTAACCACCGGGCGCACCGAGGCGCGTAGGTTAATCATCCATTGGCTTGCACCTTTGCCAATCTCTACGTCGTGGCTATAGAGCGCCTGACGCTCCTCGGCAGCGGTCTGCGTCTGGATTTGCTCCAGCTTGATTTCCTCAACCCGTGCCTGCGCGATAAAGCCGCGTTCAGCGAGGGCAAGTTCACGCTCCTTCTGTGCGGCAACCAACGCAAGCTCATGCTTCTTGTCCTGCCGGTCTTGGAAGATTTGCAGAATCTTGGGCAAACCGCCCGCAAGGAACGACAGAAACGTGCTGATCATGGTCATCATTTGGAAGCCCTCACTACATCGTCACCTTTGGTAACGGTCACATGGTCGCCCTCTACGTCCACGCGCATCGGCTGCTCTTTGCGGTCAAGTCGGTCTAGTTTGGCGATCAATTCCTTGATTACCTCAAACTCGGGCTTTTCTTCCTTCTCCACGGTGCCAGCAATGGACGCCAACATGGAGATAAGGGCGGTCAGCGAGGCACCAAGCAGCCCCATCACGGCAGCGATCTTGTCCGAATCTAGCGCAAGGCTAGACAACACACCAATCACCACAATGGCTGTAATGTATTTAAGGCCGTCTTTGCCGATAGCCTTGCCCGCGACATCCTTGGCGCTGCTGTGCGCCTCTAGGCGCTGCAATTCGGCTTGTATCTGAACCTTCAGCAGTTGGATGTCGGTAGGTTCGGTCATTTTTGAACAGCCTCAAGGAGCAACATTCCCATGCTGCCAAGCGCGCCGAGCAATACGATGATGATGGCACCGCCAACTTTCAGAACCAGTTGCTCAAGGCGCTTCAGACGAGCGTTAATGGCTTCGTATCGCACCGCACAAACGTCAATGTGGCTCGTTACGGTCACTTCAAGTTCTTGCACAGTCGTCATCGCTTACCCCTTACGGACGCTCGCCCGGCTGAACCGGGGCAGTCAAAATTTCATTGCCACGCTCTTGCGTCAGCAACGTCTTGCTTACCAAGTTGGCAACGCCATCTTTGGTGCGTTGATCGTCAAGGTTGATTTGCGTGACCATGTTGAACGTCTCAACCCATGCCGCAACTTCAACGTCAGTTTTAGCAGCGTTTAGGATGCCGACATATTCCGTGTCCGTAAAACGAAAACGGAAAGCAACTTTAGTAATGACGGGCGCTACATACTGGGTCGGCTCTGGGCCAACCAAGCGATAATGGCCGGAGTAGTTTGCTTCCACAAACGCTTCGTCAGCGATAATGCGGTTAATGACGTCGCCCGCGTCATCCAGTATTTCGTAAATCATGATTAAACTCCTTGGAACAGAACCACGACCAACCCGCTACCGCCAGCACCGCCAGAGCGAGAAGTTGCGCCACCAATAACGGCAACACCACCACCGCCTGCACCACGCCCGCCTGCGCCGCCTGATGTGGCGTTACCGCCGTCTCGCGCTCCGCCGCCACCGCCAGCAAAAAAACCACCAGCAGCGGATTCGCCTGACTCTGAACCGCCGCCGCCGCCGCCATTACCCCCTGCGGTAGCGTTGCCGCCTGTGTTTCCGCTGCCACCAGTTCCATTTCCTTGAAAAGTAAAGCCGGGAACAAGCGGCAATGTTGCCATTTGCAAGTTCACATCAAAAACACTCCAGCCAGCACCACCGCCGCCGCTTGTAGTTGTTGCGGAGCCTGCACCTAATGCGCCACCGCCACCGCTTGCGCCGCCAGAAGCGTTTGACGTTGCGCCACCAGCGCCGCCAATGCCGCCACCGCCCGTGGCTTGTTTAATGTTATCCGAGTTTGTAGCGCCGCCAGCAAAACCAGTTCCACGCACCCCCACCGAACCGCCTCCAGTTGCGATTGGCCGGTTATTGCTGTTTGCTCCAATGGCGCCGCCAGCGCCACCAGTAAAATTAAAGTCACCGTTACTTGCTGAACCACCTGCGCCACCACCAACGCCAGCCGTTGAGTCTGTAGCACCTCCACCGCTGCCACCATTTGCGGTGATTGTTGTGATGCCAGTACCAGATACTGATGAATTGCCGCCAGCAGTTCCGTTTGACGACGATCCTGTTGAAGTGCCGCCAGCGCCACCAGCTCCAACTGTTACGGTGAAAGATGTTCCTGACGTAACGTAAGCTCTTTTGACCGCAAGCCCCCCTGCGCCACCGCCAGAGGCAAATGATCGCGTAGCCGCTGATGATTGCGCCAAAGCAGCGCCGCCGCCACCGCCTCCAACAACTAAAAAGATTGCCCATCCAGACGCGGGAGCAACATAAGTTCCTGACGAACTAAAATAGCTTGTAAGAACCGGAAAATTGTCAGAGTTGGCAGTAAATTGCGTGAAGAAACTCATGCGAATACCCATCCTTCAGTTGCGTCTGAATAACGAAGCTGCACAGAAGCATACGGGGTGTTGAGGGTTAAATCCTCTGCAAGCCCTTGTATGTTTTTGGTGTTGCGAGCCACGACGTTGGTTGTCAAGCCATTGGCGACGGTAATGTAAATCGTGTCGCTGATAGTTGGCGATGCGGGGAGCGTCACGGTTGCTGCGGTTACTGCCGTCAAAACGTAGTGATTGTTTGCCGTAGCAGAAACCGATGTGGACGACGTTACGGTAACAGGCGGCAAACTACCGCCGCTTGCGGATTGCCATGTCGGAGCCGCGCTAGAACCGTTGCTCGTCAACACTTGCCCAGAAGTGCCGTAGTTCGCACCGCTTAAACCAATAGCGCCGGTTGTATCTATCCTGACCCTCTCGCTGCCTCCGGTGTAGAAGGTCATCGGGAGGTAGGAGCCGGTGCCGGTGATGGCGTTTCTTAAACCTACTTCTGTAGAGGTAGCAATTAAGTTTATTAAAGATGTATTGGCTGGGTCTGACGTATTAAATGCGCCAAACGATGCGGTTGTCCCCGTTCCATTTGGAATTGCGCCAAGCCCAGTTCCTCCATTTGTCGTACTGGTTTGAAACAGTAACCGATTAGCAATCGTCGCATTACTAAAGTCGCCCGTGATGCGCTGGGCGGTGCTGGAGAACGTGAGGTTGCCGGTGGTGATCGTGGCAGTACCCGCGTTCGCAGACGTAATGGACGCCGTTACCGCCGCAAGGGACGCAACACCTGTGATGCTGCCGCTGTCGTCTACGATGACGCTGCTGTTTTGAATCAGTTTGCCGGTGGTCAGGTCAAACCGAGCAATGGCGTTATCGGTAGCCGAGGCTGGGCCGACGACATCGCCCGTACCGCCACCGCCTGCCGACGTCCACGACAGGGTGCCGGTGCCGTTGGTGGACAGCACTTGCCCGCTCGTACCGTCAGCCGAGGGGAGCGTGTAAGTCGTGCTGCCTGCGTTCGTGGCGGCTTGTACGCCGACATAGCCTGACGTTGCGCCCAAGAAGCGAGCGGTCAGCAAGTTGGCAGAGCCGATGGAGGCTTGCACAGCCGTCAGCGTGGTCGTAGCCGCTACGCCGACATTGGCAGAGGCTACCGACGCCCCTGTGGCCGTCAGCGTCGTGATAACCGCCGTGCCAAGGTTAGCCGAGGCAATAGAGGCGGCGGTGCTGGTCAGGTTCGTGACCGTGCCTGTGGTGACAAGCGCCACAGCAGCGTTGACCGACGCGACCGATGCCGAGGTGGCGGTCAGGGTTGTGACGGTGCCGTTGGTAATGACAGCCGTGCCAAGGTTGGCCGAGGTGACCGACGCTCCCGTTGCCGTCAAATTGGTGACGGTGCCGGTTGTGATAACGGCTGTGCCGACGTTTGCCGAGGTGATGGATGCGCCATCCACGCGCAGATCGGTGACGACCGCAACGCCAAAGTTGGCCGAGGCGACCGAGATGCCCGAAAGGGTCAGCGTTCCGATGTTGGCTGAAGCGATAGATGCGCCGGTCGCCGTTAAGTTTGTGACGGTGGCTGTGGTGAGTAGCGCCACATTGGCGTTGACCGAGGCGACAGATGCGCCCGTGGCCGTGAGATTGGTAACAATCGCCGTGCCGACGTTGGCCGACGAGATAGAAGCGCCCGATGCGCGCAAGTCCGTGATGATGCCAACCGCTGCCACCATCAACGCAGCAGAGACGTTGGGCAGGTCAGCCTTACCGCCTACCGCAAGCGCCGAGGCGATGGATACGTTGGCACCGAGGGTGGTGTTGCCCGTAACCGTCAAGGTGCCGTTGATCGTCGTGTTGCCGAACGAGTTGGCGGCATTGATCATCTGGAAGCGGGTGCCGTCGTAGATAACGACGACCATCTCGCCCGAGTTGATGTCGCCAGCAGCAAGCGCCGTGCTGCCGTCGCGGGTAACGGCTCTTGACCCCAAGCCGTCCACGTTTAGCGTCACAGCGCCCGTGTTAGCGCCGCCCGCCACAAAGTAGAACAACTGACCTGCCGCGTAGGCGGTCAGGGTGGGCGACATCGTGCCGGTAATCGTGTCGGTGCCAGAAATGGAAATTAGTTTGGCGGCAGTAGACTGCACTTGCCCGAGGGTGGCGGCATCGTTCACCAACGTGCCAATTGCCAAGCCCGTGACCTTGTTGTTGCCCATCGGGATGTTAGCCGTGGGCGTGGACTGACCGTCTTTTGTAATGCAGTTCGTCAAGCCCGAGGCAAGGTCTGCCGTCAGGGCGTTAAATACCGTGGCCGAGATGACGGTGTTGGCGACAACGGGCTGCCCCGTTGAGTTGATGAGAAATGTACCGCTGCCGTTAAAACTCATCTGTGCTTACTCCTATTCTTGGCCTGCGCCAAACGCGCCGATACGGCCTGACGTTTGCCGACCTAATGCCTGACCCATAGCGCGGCGGCGCATATATTCCTGCATATTTCGCAGTTCATCTTGCGCCGGTTGGTCGCGCAGCATTAGCAATTGCGCCAACTTGTTGCGTTGCTGTTCTGGCATCCCGTATTGCGTCGCTTTTTGCTGCAATCCTTGAACAAAACCAACAGGATTAGTTGCCGCTTGCGATGCTTGCACTAAATCAAATGTGTCTTTTTGATCTTGTGCTTGCGCTAAACGCTTAAACGTCTGGGAACCGCCGCCCACACGCTCCAATTTCTTTAGTTCTTCCTGCGACAAAATCATGCGCTGGAATTTACGGAAATCGTTGCCGAATATGGCTCGGAGCTTGCCTTTAAGCTCTGGCTCTTTGTACATATTTAGCAAACGAGTTTGCCCCGGTTGCGATCCCGCAACTTGTCGCAGCGAATCTACCGCGCCAACGCGAAACGCCTCCAATTCAGATGGCGTCATTTCTTTGGTTAATTTGGACAACGATTCTGCCGTTTCTGACAAAGAAGATTGTCCTAACTCAACCGCTGTTTCTAACTCTCCAAACCCTGCAAATGTTTCGCGGGCTTTTGCATAATCTGGCGACAACGAATCTAATTTCTTGACCAAATCCAACCGCAATTGGTCAAGGTCAGCGGCTTCATTATTTGCGCCTTTACGACGAGCCGTTTTTGCTTTATCCCATAAACTGCGCTTAAGTTGATCGGCGGCAGCAAACGGCAATTGATCGCCCTGCTTTAACTGACGCAACGCCACTTGTGTCTCACCGCGCCGAGTCGCTGTGCGCTGTGCTGCACCAAGGTCAAGTCGTGCGCGACCAAGAATGCTTTGCAATTCCTCGTCAATCGGAAAAGTAACTGTTCGCAATTTGTCGTAGAGCGGCCCTGCCGCATCTGCTTGGCGTTTAGCAAGATTAACTAACTCGTCATCTGCGGATTGCATAACGCCTGTAGCAAGTTCCGCAGTTTTAGTAATAGCGCCGCCACGTTTTTCCGCTACGCGACGTTGTTGCATTTCCAATTTACGACCCGCTGACCCCGACAGATTGGCAAGCATATCTATCTCGGCAAGCGTGTTGCTGCCAGTAGATGCAATGGGCGCTTCTGGGCCAAGTTTACGCAATCGCCTCGCGCCCATCACAGCCTCTTGCCCCGGCTCCACGCTCGTCATAATTCGGGCCTGTGCGTCACGCTCAAGCAATTCTGCAAGGCGCTCACGGGCGTAATCAGGACGCACGTTATAACCCGCAAAAGTTTCGGGCGTTTGAACTTCAGCGCCGCGCATGATTCCAAAGCCGCCTTCTGGCAAACGCGACATAGCAGGCGTAATAATGCCGCTACGAATTGCTCGGCCAGCGACGTTTGCGCCACCGCCTAAAACCGTGCCAATAGCCGCGCCTTCTATTGCGCCTTCTAAACGGTCGCCTTCATCGGCTGCGCCTGCGCCTGACAATGCGCTTTGTGCGGCAATGTCGCCTCCGGTGCGTAAAATTTTGCCCGTAGTGGTTATGCCGCGACCCAATGAAAGCGGGCCGGTAAACGGAGCCGTTGCAAGACCGCCTGCTAATTCAAGGCCAGCAGCGCCCATTGGATTGCGTTGTGCAAACTCTTGCGTAGCGCCACGCACCACATCGCGGTATCGCGGATTAACAAGTCCCGCCAATTCGTCGGCAAAGTTAAACGTAGCGCCTTGCGCGGCGGTCAATGCGCCTTGAGCAACGGGCGATAGTTGAGTGCCTTGTTGAAACGCTTCTGAGCGTTGCGGGCCTCCCATTGAGGCCAATCGTGCGCGGGCGGCTTCTAATGCTTTTCGCTGTTCTTCGTTCATCGGGCAAACTTCCGACGTTCATCTAGCGTCATTACCGCCCATTCTTGCGGTGTAACGCCTTCTGGTGGATTAATGGGAGCTGGCTTGTAATTTGCTCCAGCAGCTGCGCCGATAGCGCGAATAGCCGTTTCGCGAGCTTGTCGTTTTTGCGCTTTTGTTTTTTCATCATCTCCCGGCTGAGGAATATATTGTTTGCGAGCGCTGTCAAATTCTGAATCACTAATAACAGCGCCAGATTCTTTACGAAGCACGGCATTGATAAAGTTGCGCTCTGCTTGAAACCATTGTCGTGCTTCTGGCGTTAACATGACGTTGCCAATGTTGCCCGGCAAACTTTCTTTTGCGCGTGATCCATAACTTGGCGGCGCAAAACTTTCAAACACAGGCTCTGATTCTGCCATGCGCTCTGCATACAACGCAGCGTTTGCTTGCGATTCCGTTTGCGCTTTACCCTCTGGACGAACACCTTGGATGATTGATGGCGGGCCGCCAGTTGGGTTTGGCTGGAAGAACACGGGATTGCCGCTTGCATCCACGCCTGATACAGGAGCGCCGTATTTGACATCTACTGTTGTGCGAGCAATGCCAGAATTTCGGAAATCTTCAAACGTGCCTCTGTAGCCTTGGC